CAAAGAGAAGGTGCTTGTTGTGCTGAAGGAATACACCGGTCCTGCAGATCCGGGTGATCCAACTCAACCTTCGACCTTCAAGATTGCTCGTGAGACCCTGATTACGGCTCAGCGCCTGCTTCTGGACTCAGGCAACCTTAACATGTTCCACCAGTCGATCGGTAGCTTGACGCTGCTCGACGACTATCGCCGTTGGCGCGACCGCGTGTTCCTTGATGAACTCGCCAAAGCAGAAGCCAATGGTGCTGCATCTACTTCGCAAGGTGGCTACTACTTTGCTGGTGGTAAGACCAAAGATTCTTCTGGTCGCATCAGCTACACCGCTGCTGAGTATACCGCTGATGTTCAGCAGTTCCAAGTTCGTACCGACTTGCTGAACGTTGTCAAGGACCTGCGTAAGCGCAACGTGCCGACCTTCTCTGATGGTCTGTATCGTTGTATTTGCGATCCCGTCTTCATGATGCACCTGCGTCGTGATCCTGACTTCCGTGAGATCGCTCGTTACGCTGGTAACCCTGGCCAAGGCATGTACATGGGTAACCCCATGATGCCTAACAACGCCAGCTTCTACATGGGTCCCCAGGCTGGTCAAGGTTACTTCCTGGCTGGCGAACCTGTGATGCCTACTGGCGTTCAGTTTGAAGGTGTGAAGTTCTTCGAATCGACTAACTTCCCAAGCAAGAATATTACCGCTTCCTTCAACGCTGGTTCTACTTACACTTCCCAAGAAGTTGCACAAGGTTACTTCTTCGGTCCACAGTCTGTTGGCGTTGGTATCGGCGGCCCGAATGCCCAAGTGCTTATCAACAACAACGACGACTTCAGCCGCTTCATCATTCTGATTTGGCAACTGTACGCTGGCTTCGAAATCCTTAACACCGATTTCATCACCACCGCGTTCAGCTTCGTGTCTGATGATGGCAGCATCTGATAACAACAAACATATCTGGAATAGATAGATGACTTATTTAACGGCTAAAAAGATTTATCCAGGTAACTGGAATAATGCTCTTAACGGTTGGTATCGCAATATCAATCCCAACGCCGCTGGTACTGATACCGGTTCCAACGCAGGCCCTACTTCGGTGCTTGCTACCCCTGGTTACCGTTATTTCCAACAGCGTGGTTATGTGCCCGTTGCGGGCATTTCTGGTGGCACCGGCTCTCTTGCCGTCACCTCTAATGCTGATGTGATCGTTCCTTCGCCTTACCGCCAAGACGATACTCGTCCCAACATCACAGGCATGGTGATCTCTGGTGACTCCACCTTACCTGCGTACGTGTATCGCACTGCGATTTCCGTTGCTTCTGGTTGGGATGGCACTGTTGCTTCCGGTGTGTATGCCGCAACTGGCAACGTGATTTCGTTCGGTCGCAGCAATGGTGGTAACCCCACCGCTGCTTCCGGCGTTGGTGAAGGCGTGGCACAAGCCAACCTCACCTCTACCGTCTCTGGTACCCAAGCTGGCGAGATTTATTTTGCCGGCGGTACTGCTGGTTACGGCACCAATCCTTTCATTCTGAGCTCCGGCGTTCTTGGTCCTCTTCCCGGTAATGCTTATTACTCGGTGACTAGCTCGACCACTTTCAAAGTGTTCGCTAAGGAAACCGCTAATAGCACCACGACTTCCGGTGGTTTCTACATTTCTGCCGCTGATAGCGCAGCCAGCCGTACTGGTTATCTGGTTGTGGAAGTTTGCTACATCCAACCTGATGTTGCTCCTGGTTACGAAGATATCGACATGTACCTCACTGGTCGTGTTGTTAGCTGATTAGGTTAAACTAAGACCAGTGAACAACTGGTCTTATGTCTACGCCAACTGCAGATATGCTTTATCAGCATAAAAAAACAGGTGCACGTGTCGAGATTGTAAGCGAATGGGATAACGGCGATTGGTTCATGGTCAAAGACCAAGACGGTCGCCTTTATACCGCATACAAAACTGAACTCACACCTGATGAAGCGGCGACGAAGAAAGTAAAAACTCTTCGCGTTAAAGATAAAGCATCGCAGGAAGAGCCGCGTACTTTCCCCCCGGACACACGCCTTAACATCAATGGCGCTACCCCACAAATGATCGCTGATCATATTAAAGGTATCGGATTGAAGACAGCTCGAGAAATTAAAGATCTTCAAATGTCCTTATCGGGTGAAAGGTTTAACAATCTTGAACAGTTAAAGCAAATTAAACGGGTTGATTGGGATGCGGTTTTAGCAGCTGATTTGATTCGAGTTTGATACTTATCTCCTACTGAACCCCTGGGAAACCAGGGGTTTTTTGCACGTAAAATAAGAAATAAAACAACATGGCATATCCTGTATTTCGATCTGGTTACACAGGCCCCAGTGGGAAAATTGGTGGAAGTACGGAGTATCACATTGATTTAAAGATGCTGCAATCTTTACCGATTGCCGAGCGTGTTAAAGCAATGGACGCAGTAGCAAATCAATATGAATCGATAGGTCGGAATATTGAATTTTCAAATCCTGCAGTATCAGGCCGACGGTGGGATACTGCTGCAGATCTGGCTGCAAAAGTTGATTTATTAGAACGTGCTTCTGGAGCACATAGTCACAGTACACATCCTGGCTGGGACTCTTTTGATTTCTATGTACCCTTCAAAGGAAAAAGTAGATTTGATAAGGGAGCTGTAGAAGACGCTTCTATTTATCTCCCTGGAGTAGCAGGAGGCAAGATTCGTCGCGGTAGTGGAGGAGGGTATGGTTACTTTTCCGAGGCTTTAGATCCTAGTGGTAAGGTTGTTTTTCGTGTTGGTCATGGTAATGTTGATCGACCTGAAGCCGAAACAGAACTAGCTGTTACATCAGGGCAACCAGGAAATACTCCTACCTCTAGTAATGCAGATACAACTGAATCACGGCAAGATTTCCTAAAGCGTTACATGCAAGATCAATTGCAAACAACAATGATGCAGCAATTACTTAATCCACCGCAACAGACAAATCATCGAGAAGTTATGGAACAAATGATGAAATCAATGGGAGGGCTTGGCATCATGCAAAATCCAATGAGCGTATAATATAAAACATACGGAACTAAGCTGTGCATCTCAGCGACTTCGATAAAAGTAGAGTCCGATACCACCTCGGCTACTTCACGGTCACCGTACCGGCGGGCGATTATGCACGTCTGGAGGAAGCTATGAATACCATCCCGGATTCATACTTCTACGACAAAGTTATTATTCAACTTGGTCGTTGTGATACTGCCGAGAAGAAAACCGAAGTGGCAACTTCACCTTCTACTCGTATTGAAAATATTGCTGGTGACGTTGATCGTACAATTCGCTCCAGTAATGCCAGGGAATCGTTAAAAGTTTGGGATGAGATTTATCTCTACGAGACTAATCGATTAGCACAGATTCTTTACGTTCCAAACTATAAAGATCCTTTCCAGGCTCGTTATCGTTACGAGCGTTCTGGTGGTGAGTTTATTCAGGCTTTACCTGGTCCAGCCGACACTGCTGTTGGTTCTCGCATTTATTTACATGAGGTTTGGAGGTAGTTATGGCTTGGTTTGATTTTCTTAATCAAGCAAACCCGCGTGGAAGAGATGCTGGTAGCATTGCTCGGCAGCGTTTATCCGGACGTAGCGCAATTCCTGCTGCAAAACCCACTACTGCAAAACCTACGTTACCTCGCGGAGCTGGTTTGGGAACAAGTTTTGCTTTGGGTTCTTTACTAGGTGATTACGTTGCTGCTCCTATTGCTGTAGGCATTGGAGATTATTTGCGTAGTGATCAAGGACAGCTTTTTAAAGACAGGTTAAGGCAAGGTGATATTGGAGGAGCTTTTACCGCAGTAACTGGGTTTGGCCGCAGCAATGCTCCTGTTTTAAATCAATATAATCCTCCCGGTTTTATCCCTGGTTCTCAAATTACTTCAAGCGATATTTTAAAATCCGCAACTGAAGTTGCAAGACAACGCCCACAAGAACGCATTGATCAGCGCACACCATTTACGCGTCCCCCCGGAACAAGTTCTTTCACACCGTTAGATCCGTACGCTGCACAAAACAGAGAGTACGAACGGGAGCGTGCTAGGGTTGAGGCAATGGTGAAAGCCAACCCAGACATGCAAAAGCAAGCGATTGCTGATGAACGTGCTAAGGTACGTGACCAAGGCATGGCAATTTGGGCCACAGCAAATCCTACTCTTGCAAAACAAGTAAAACCAGGCGCTGTTGGTTACGATGCTATTCAACGCGGTATTGGCATTCAATCAATTCCATCAATTGAGAACCGTGCCGAGTTTAGTTGGAACCAGGCTACTCAAGGCCCTACACCTGCCGTACCAATGGCAGACGCCATGCTGAACCCCGCATCTCCTAGCTTTATTGGTGGAGAAGGGCCGCCGCCTGTAAACTTTGCTGATCCACGTTTTGAAAACATGAGTCCAGAAGAATTTCAAAAGCTTCTGAACCAGTACACTAAACGTTAATTCTTGGCATTGCTCAGCATGTAAGCCCAACCTACTGGATACGAATCTTTTGATTCACGGAGGCCAGTGTTGTTGCTTTTAAACCAATGATTCTCTGCCCTAATTTTGTTAAACGCTTAGCCACGAAAATCAGTCTTGTTACCGCATTACAAGCTGTATTTATCCCTGGTCTTAAAGCAAATTCAAATTGGGTAGGAGAATAATTTAGGAGGTAATATGCCACCAAAAACGGTACAGCAATTATTTAACTTAAAGCCGGAAGAAGTTAACGCGCTTACGGTTCTTTCTGGATTAGAAGGATATCGTGGCGGCCGTGGTGAGGATGCAGCAGCAGTTGCTGCCAACGTACTTGCTCGGCGTTTAGCTGGTAACTGGGGTGGTGTTGACATTAGAAACATTGCTAAATCACCTGGTCAGTACGAGGCTGTTTTTGATTATTCAATGCAGCAGCTCGCTGATCCAGCTTTTGGTGCTCAAAAATTAGGCGGCGAAGCTGAATACAATCGTATTCGCAATATTATTAACGACCCATCTTTGGTTGGTGAACAGTTTAGAAAATCCCAAGGTGCCCAGTCTTTTAGAGGTGTATCTGCATACGGACGCAAAAAACAAGGGGACTACATGCCAATCCCTGGTAAAAGTAATTATTACTTTGATCCGTTAAACCCTACTCTGTTTAACAAAGGCCTTGGTATTTTTGGAGCAGCTAATCAAACTAATGCAACCAATCCAAGCACAAGCCAACCACAACCAACAAGTGTAGCGTCTTCGTACGGCCCTACAGTTGAAGAAGCGATGGGCATTAAGTTGATGCAACAAGCGATGCAAGGAGCTCCTCAACCAAAGAATGCAGCACAACGCTTTGCTGATTTCTTAGGAGGTATTGGTAATAACTTAGGTGTTATTCCCAATCCGCTATCTACACCTGGTTATTGAAACTCAGGTATAATGGTGGATATTAGTGCGTTAGAACCTTGGCTTCGACAAATACAAATAAGCAGCCCCTGTTAGTTGACAGGCCTCTTTTTGATTCAGTGCGAGTCACGACTCAAACTGTTGGAAGCGCGTCCACCAACACACTTTTTGTGCAAGGTGGACAAGCTCCGTCGATTCTTGTCGACATGGATGCCGCACTCCAAGAAGATAACAATAGTGGTGGCGTTGTTGATTCCATCACTATTGTGAGGAACGATTATTACCGCAATCCTGATTACACCTTAGAAACAGCGACTACCGGTACTCGAGTTCGCTTAGTCAGTGGGCAGTCTGTTTACATTACGGCTACTGGGCTTAACACGCCTGCAGCAGAAAGTGGTCTTGGTTATTACACGTACACAGGCGCCACTGCGATTACCGGCACTCTGGGAACAATTCGTTATTCCGGTGTTGCAACCCCTGATGCAAGCGGTTTTTCTTACGCAGGAACTGTTGGCCCTTATCAGCCAGAAGTAACTTTTGTCCTGTACCACACCCGTGGTACTACCCAACCAATTCCAGCGAGCGGTGATTACAAAGTTGTGTTTGCCAAGCGTGTTCCTGCCAATACGCAGCAGGTTGATTGCTCTGATGTGATGCCCCAACTTGCGGCCCCCAACCCAACCGCAGGTAACGCCTCTGGCCTTGCTGCTGGTGCCCCGCTACGCAACCGTGGCATCTACCTGGAACGTGGCGACCGTCTTTACGTTGGCGTCTTCCCAGACGGTCCTAATGCGTCTGGATACATCCCAGGTGCACATGTATATGCCGAAGGTGGTTTCTTCTAAGTATGTCAAAAAGAGGCAGCTCTTTTAACCCAAAAGGTACTGGTTCTTTTGGTGATTTTGGCAAGATAAAAGAACAGATAAATCCCAAAGAAGTAAAGCCAATTCAAGGGGAGTTTTCCAAAGGATCACTCCCTGGTTCTATTTGGACCATTGACCGAGAATCGGCATGGTCGCGTTGGCGTAGAGGATACGAGATCTATTCAAATGGACAATATTTTACATATGAGTTTGAGTACAACATCCCAGACGTTACATTTGCACCTAGCCCTCCGGTTGTGATTCAAGGAGCCTTCATAGGCTTTCCAACAAAGAGTCGAGAGCTTGGTATGCACTGGTGTTTATGGCGTTATGCAGGAGCAATTAGAACTGACTTATATACAGATCCAATTACAACTAACAACCTATCTGTGGAATCAGTAACAGAAGATAAAAACTATTGGTACGTAAAATTAACAGGCAATTGGAGCCCAGCAAACCCACTTCCTCCACCATTCTTTTTCCCTGGCGGACAAAAACCTTTAATATCAGAAGTCTTTGAAGATCGCATTGTTTCTTCAGGCGGTGAATTAATTGAGATTGATACGATCAATCCAAATACACAAACACGATATGGCTATGTAAGCGCCGTGTTACTTACCATTGATGAGACAACTGGCATCCTTAAATTTAGAAAGTCGGGCTCCGTACAAGCAACCTCAGATGAAGAATTTGTAACACCATCTCCCATTGGGTTTACACCAGGACGCTACCTAAACTCTGGCGCACGGTATAGCTGTACTTGTCAAGATTTTACACGCCGTGATTACTTTTATGTGTCTTCTGAAAACCCCCGTAAGTTATTTCCAAGAACCAATATTGCCACTGTAAAACCAGGGCGTTTTGAACTTACTAAACGTGATGGGATTTTAAATACTGCCGCGCAGGTTGAACCGTCTATCAATCTTACTCTAGAAATTACAGCGCCACCTTCATTTGATTTGACAAACCAGGTCAGCACCGATCGGGTCATCAGTCGTGATGCAACACGAGATAGCCCAGGCTTGTATGCAGATTTTGGAGGCACATACACACGTAACCCTAATAATCTTGGAACACAAGGTTCATCAGCAGATGGTATGCCAACCTTTGCGGATTATACCTCTGTTACAGAAACTCTTGACAGCAATTCAATTCCACAAAGTACGATCATCACTTTGGAAGATAGGTGGTCACCTGTACTTGATGAGCTGCGTTACTGCAAACACATCTATTCTCTTAAGTTTGCAGATCGTGTTTTTCCCCCGGAACCATCTGATTTCCCAACGGATATACCAAGTATGGCCGAGTGGGAAGCAGAGTTGGTAGCCAAAACAGACAGTGAATTAGAGTCTATTAAAAAAGATAGACTTGCTAGAGAGTCACTGTCAAGAATGGATGTTCCTCCGTATAACTGCCAATCTTTATCTGTGTATCCCATGTTGCAGCGTTTATTTAACTTTGCTACAGATCGGATTGAAATACAAAACTTCACAATGATTGATCAATATGGGAATCGATCTCAACCGTAAGGGGAGCTTAGAATAAGTTAACGGCCATTGACAGCATGTTTTGCAACGAGCACGAGCCCCTCGCCCTGCTAGTTGAACTAACTCCAAAGCTTGCCAAGAAACGTTTTAGACAAAGCATATATGAAGCCTGGGACTACAAATGTGGATATTGTGGTGACTCGGCGTCAAGCCTTGATCATATTGTTCCAAGGTTTAAGTCGGGCTCTTCTAACCGACATAATTTAATTCCTTGTTGCAGACGTTGCAACGCAAATAAAGGATCAGAAGACATGAAAAAATGGTACGAAAAACAATCTTTTTTTTCTTCTTCTTCTCTTGCTAGGATTGAAAACTGGATTCAGCAACAAGCTGTTTTTATTTTTGGTGAATGCTAATGAGTAGTTTCAACGACTACGTTTCCTCATATTCTGATATCGCACAGGATTACAATAGCTGGTTGAATGACAGGGGCAATATTCATTGGTCTCAATATGTTGATGCAGATTCATATTTAAAACAAGCATGGGAGGCAGAGAATAGAAGAAATGGGATTTCTAAATGGGATTGGGGTTGGAATCATTATCAACAGTACGGAAGAACAGAAGGACGTTTAACGCCAAAAGTTATAAACACAAACGGTTTGCCTGATATACCAGGCTCTGGAGGACGTGGTGGGTACACAACACTACCCGTGTATCAAGATGGTAGCGGAAACCCAACTACCAATGAAACTGCTCAAAGCGGTTTTGGATACGACCATTGGGAAAAACGTGGCGGAAAAAATGAGTATCGCGTTTTACCAGGAGGTAATTACTTTAGTGTTCAACCAGATGGCAGCATCTCTTTAAACACACAATCAATTGGACAAGATGCTCAGCAAGCGTTTAAAAACTTTGTCACCAAATACAACAGCAGCAATGGCACCAATTTCAAAGATATTGCTAACTCGTTAAATGCATTAGGCGCAACTGAATCGAAAATATTAACAGACTCAGGTGCAACTAATACGCTTGTCAATACTTTTTATGGAAAAGTTACCCCCTGGGACCCCGGAAATAACTCGGCTTATCAGCCTCCAATGGGAGCATTTGATCCTACTTACTACGTCACAACCGATCAAGGAAGAGAAGCATACAATCAATGGCAAAAAGCTGTTGAAGGCACTATCAATATTGGTGGACAAGCTTATCCAGACGTTTCACTAGTTGGTAAATACACTCAAGATTCATTCTTACAGTACAACTATGCAGTTGTACATGGTAAAACTGAACGAGGTAATCGAGTTGTTAAGGCAGAAGCCGCTGAGGATTTTAACGAAATCCCAATGACTGATGCACAATACCAATTGTATCGTGACCAGGTACTTGGATTGGGTTCGTTCACTACTTTAAAAGAATGGGAAGCAGCACAAGATCCTGTTTTTTTAAAAGAGTGGATTAATTCTTTATCTCCAGAAGATGCAGCAGATCGCGCTAGTGGGTATTTAACAATTCCATCTATTACTCAATTACCAGAAAAGCTTCGTGCTCAAGCAAAAATGTCAAAAGGAGACACGCTTCTTGAAGGAAAACTAACCAATGTCCTTGGCGCCAAAGAGCAAGAAGCAGCCAACAAGTTTAGATCTTTAACTATTGACACGTTTAAAGAAACTTTAAAAGAGTACAAAAAACAACGCGCCAAAGAACAGCAGTTTGATTTTTATAGTGGGCTTCCAGGGTTTAATGAAATTATAAACGTGAATAAAGAATTATCTAATTCTCTTTTGGGAGATACAGGTGTAGGAGGGGTTCTTTCGTTAACAGGGGAAAATCAAGAAAAATCAGAAGCTAATTTAGAAAAACAGTTTTCAGCAATAACTGGCATTCCCTCTAGATCAAGTGCGGTTTACAACTGGCAAAAGTGGTTTGATGAAACTTTGACAAAACGCTATCAAGAAGGAGCTACCTTTGCAGATTTTCAAGACCCTAATAGCCAATACACAATTGACAAAGAATTTGCAGAAGATTACATCAACCGTTACTTGAATCCTCGCTTTAATACGTCTCGTTCTATGTCAGAGTTTATGAGTTATATGGATGTAACGCAAGGAGAAGAAAACATTTTTCAAACACAAAGTGCGTTAAATTCTTTAAAAACTATGGCAGATTTACGTGCTCAAAAATATTTAGACGACATTAAAAACTCAGGGAATTCCGGCTTTGATTCTGAGTTCTACTTCAATCCTTCTGGTGGAGATGTAGATAGCTCTAAGCATACTTTACAAAAGGAAAAAGTAACCGAAGATTGGGAAAAAGCTAAAACAAATGGAGAACAAGTTGTACCTGGTACAAATCCTCCGCAAACCTGGAACCAGCTAGCTTACTACCATGGATACAATTTAAACGATAAAGCACAGTTTGCCAAACTCCATTATCAAGTATATGGAAGACAGCAAGGATTTGATCCGGCACGTGATAAGTTATCGTTTAATGCTGCACAGTCTTTTATTGATAATGACATACTTCCGGCCATTGCAAATGAGAAGTTAAAGTTAGGCGGTGTTTCCTTTTTAAATTTTGTTACCCCTCGTGAATACGCGGATAAGATGCTGGAAGGCATTGACCCTATTGAAAATAAACCAGAGTGGGAAAAAGTGCTTAAATCTATGGGAATTACAGATGCAGATATGGGGATTGAAGAAGTAAAAACCTTTATTGAAGAAGCTTTCCAAACAGGAGAGGCAACTAAAATTCGAGAAGCAATCAAGTACCTGAATGAAAAAAAAGAAGAAGTAACACAAGAAAAACTTGGCGTAGACTATATTGAACGTCCTGAAGACACAGCTCCTCGTACTGATCCCACAGAGACACAGCTATATAGTGTGTTTAAAAGTGCAGGGTTTGCTGGAACAGAAGACGATTTTTACAAAGAATTTATGCCAGATGTTAACAGAGAAGATATGGAACTTTTAACACAAGCTGGAAAAGGGTTTAAAGAAGGCAGTGTTTTTAGCAAGTTAAGTAGCAACGATCCGTTTGAATCTATGGGCGCAATAGAAGGTTTATTTGCAGACGACGAAACAACTAAAGATGCTAGTAGTCAATCAACTTCTTCTGAAAAAAAGAAATCTTACTTTAGCTTATATAATGATGAAGATGATGAAGATACAACAACGGCAAAATCAGACGCAGGTCAAAGCTTCCTTGGTAGCTTTACCAGTGCCTTTAAAGGTCTTACACCCAAGTAGTAATCATGAGCGAACGTAAAAAAGCCGCTAAAGCGGCTAAACTCCACAAGGATTCAATGGCATGTAACAAGCCAAGAAAAACACCTGGGCACCCAACTAAATCGCACGTTGTAAAAGCATGTGAAGGAGGCGAAGAAAAAATTATTCGCTTTGGGCAACAAGGCGTAGAAGGCGCTGGTAAAAATCCAACCACAGCCAAGGACAAGGCGCGTAAGAAATCTTATTATGCACGTCATAATGCTCAAGATCCCAACCCAGACAAGATGTCGGCAAGGTACTGGTCGCACAAGGTGAAGTGGACGATCTTAAGTGGTATGATAATTCCAGAGTTACTTCACACATGTCTTCACATTGGAACTACGTTGACGTAAAGTGTACGGTTTGCGGAATAGAAGGGAGCATTCGAATTGATCAGTACAATCGCAAGGGCAAACAATGGGTTTGTCGCTCATGTGCTTTTTCTGGTAGAAAATTAGACTTGAAAAACCCTTCTGCTAAGCATGATCCAATAAAAGTGGGAGCCTGGAAAAGTTATTGGAGAGCAAAAAAGCGCGTAAATGAAAATCATCACAACGCCTATGCTCACGTTGAGTTTAAGTTTAAATCTTTTGAAGAGTTTTACAAAGAAATGGGGCCAAGACCAGAAGGCAAGAGTTTAGATCGGATTGATCCTTGGGGGCACTACGAATCAGGTAATGTCAGATGGGCTACACACAAAGAACAATGCAATAATAGAAGAAAGAATCACATAAGGTGAAGTAATGACGCAATTAGCCGGTAAGTATATAGAGTTTGACGAGTATCTTGCTCCACAAACAAGATTAAGTCTCGGCCCTGGATATGAAAACATTACTGTAGAACAGCGCAAAGCATTGGAAAATGCACTGCGTACGATTCATACAGCTCCTCCAGGAAGTGAGCAAGCCGTACAAGGAATGATTCAGCTAGGCCAGATTCAAAACGCAATTGGTGCAGGGCAAGGAAACAAGCGCTAAGCTATCTGGGTCGACTTCTTACCAGTATGGCAAAACCCAAGTCCACCGCAATCCTGATTGAATCTAAGCCTAAGAAAACTCGTCAAGGCGACGGCAAACATTCACGTCCCAACCACGGACGTAAATTGTCTCGCGGTCAAGGCAAGTAGAAATTATGTATACTTGGGGTAACAACTGTTACCCCTTATGGATAATTACAAGCAAGCAATTGATTTGATCTGTCGTTACGAAGGATTCAATGAGCTTGCTTATCCAGATCCTCAAACAGGTGCAGAGCCTTACACGATTGGATTTGGAACGCAATATTATCCTGACGGCAGTGTTGTTAAACGCAGTCAATGCTGCACAAAACACAAAGCCTTAGAGTATCTTGTCGATGAGCTCACAGTTTTAAATACAGAGCTTTTAAAACTGAACCTGGGTCTAGACGAGAACATGCACCAGGCATTGCTTTCCTTCTGTCATTCAGTTGGCTGGGAAAGTTTTCTATACAGCGCCATCATTGATTGCCTTGAAGTCGATGACTATGCTGGTGTAACAGAAGAAATTGCTCGTTGGGTCTTTGATGCAGAGCACCAGGTTATTGGTGGTCTCTTGGAACGACGTAGAGAAGAAATTAACTTGTTTCTGTCTGATGTTGAATCCAAGCCTTGGGTCGCCACAGACGTACTATTGCGTGCGTTTAGAAGCTATGGAGCAAAGCCCCATGAGACTGAAGCAATACGGACCTTAGAGGCAACGATTAACCCGTATGCCCTGGCTGAGTTTGCCAATAGTTTCAAGCTAGATGACACCTCTGCTTTTTCAAGTGACTAGCATCCTAGAATGAATGCAGTACTCAGGCTTTCCATGGAGAACGAACCTACACGTAAAGAGTTTGAACTTCCTTTAGAGCTGCAGTTTGCCATGCGCAAAGCCGAACTGCAAACAGAGGAGATGTGTTGGGAAGAGTTACAAGCTGCGCTATTAAACCTATATTTCCAACGAATGATGGAATGGGAAGCCGTCAAAGAAGTGATGTGCTCCGAAGGAATTGACATTGACTGGGATCTGCCTAGTGAGTTGGAATTAACTGAACTCGCCCTGGCTTGCATGCAGGACGAGTCGGACGATGATGACGACTTACACTACGCACATCCTTTCTAAAGAATTTTGCATAGTGCATTGATTTTTGCTATAGTGCATTTAGTGCTTATGGCAAAATGAAACGTTTAAACCCAAAAACAAATAAACCGTACAAACAAGGAGAACAACGAGAAGATGGTTATTATTTTTCGTGTTATTTGTTAAATAAAACAGATGAAAAAGGATGTTATTTAGAACGTTGGTATTCACCAATAACCTTTAAAAAATACAAAGAGAAAACAAAAAAACTAAACTGCGCAAACAATAAAAAGAAAAGAGAAGAGCGTAAAAAATATATTGATGCCTTAAAGACGTCAGAAGGGTGCTTTGACTGTGGATACAATAAGCACCCAGAAGCTTTACAGTTCGACCATCTTCCAGGTCAACAAAAATCTTTTGAAATCTCAAAAGGAGTTCTTAAACCTCTAGATGAGGTTTTAAAAGAAATTAAAAAATGCCAAGTTGTGTGTGCATGTTGTCACGCAATACGCACACACAACCGCAGAACAAGATAATTATTTGGAATCGTTTAGTTCTATTAAATGTTCTAAATACCATTTGCATTTTTTTAAATCCTGTACTCCGCCTTTATTTTTCCATCTCCATAAGTATTTAACACAGTTACCTCTTAAGTATCCTTCGTACTCTTCGATTGTCAACTGTGCTTCAATAGCTTCGATACACTCAATCCCACTTGCATCGGTGTAGTGAGAAGGATGGTTAACTACATCTTCTTTGATTACAGGAGATTTCTCAAGCGTAGCCCAGGGCACTGGACAAACACCATCTACACACCCATTGGTTTCTTCCACAGGGGAAAACATGTCCATCGTAAAAATGCCGACTGAGACAGCCTAGCAGTCTTAACGGATCAAACCTTTGCGTTTGGCAGAAAGCAGAAGTTCTTCAGCATCTGGTTGACCCTCAATATCACCTTGAATACCAAGGGGCTTAGGGTTTGCACCATACAATTCCATTCCTTCTTCCATAGACGGAATGTAACCCGTTAAGCCAGGCCGTTGGCCATAAAAACCTTGACCTTCAATGTTAAGTGGGTTGCGTTGCATGCCATCCATTGGAGCAACTAAGCCCGTGTTGTACATATCTTGAAGAGGTACGTCATGGGAATCGGTATCAAGAGGCGCACCAAAATCTTCAAAGTCAATACAACGGCACTTTACTTGATCATTATTTGCCGCAAACTCTTGCAAAAACATTGAGGGCCGCATTGTTTTCTTAGCGATATATCCTTTCTATAATGATAGTATGAGCAAGTTTAGATCCAAGACTTACGACGCCGCCAAGGACTCCGGTACTTCCGCCGGGGTACCTACCGATCTGAACCCTGGGAAGGCCTACAACGTTGACCTGCGGTACGTACGACCACAAGAACGTGGTGTCGTTGGCTCTGCATCCAAAGGAGCAGTGGCACGCGTTGATCGTTTCATGCGCAGTGCGCGAGCTGCTGGTAAGTACCAAAAGAATCAACTCATTAACGAACCCACCAGTGCCACGGCAGGTGACAGTGGTGGGCGTGCAGGTTCTACCGCATATGCGGACAAACCAAAACGATCGTTTGGCCGTATCTAAACCTGTGGGAAAACTACACTATTCGGTTGGTCTTGATACTTGCCTTTGCGATCTTGGTAGCTAACCTCGCAAGGATTACCACGGTAGAAAAGTAGTTGAGTAATCCCTTCATTTGCGTACACACGGTTGAATAAACCAGTGCAGTTACTAATCTCAAGCGTCAGGTAACCTTCCCACCCACTTTCGGCAGGCGTGATGTTAACTAAGATGCCAGAACGTGCATACGTAGATTTACCAACGGCAACGACTGTAATATCACGTGGCAGTTTTAAACGTTCTTGTGCAACGCCTAGGCAATAACCATACGGAGGAAGGAGGAAGTATTTACCGCGTTCATCTTCCAGAAGTTCCGCAGGTTTTAAAATACTTTCGTCAAATGCCTTGGGATCACAATCACCGGTTTGGATCTTACCAAAGATCAAGCACTGGCTGGGGGACAGGCGAATGTCATACCCATAAGAGCTAAGGCCGTAACTTAACAAACGACGACCATCTTCTTTGCTGACCAAACGGTCAACAAAAGGTTCGATCATTTGTTCTTTCTCAGCGCGTTCTTTGATTTCCCAATCGGCCAGGACGCTCATAAATCCTCGATAGCTTGTTCAGTCTACAAGGAGATGACCACGCTCGCCGTAGATTTTACAAAAGCTTTCTACTGCATCTCCAGAGCGATCTTTAGGCGGTAGATACACCAAGAAAGAAGTGCACGTTTGTTTTTTCTCAACTTTTCCGTCAAGATTTCGCAGCAGATAAGGGACAGTCCGTAAAACGCACATAGGAAACTTGAAGATTTTTGGTTCGTATCGGATCATGTCCGGGCAGTTGCTGAAGTACAAGCCTTGTTCAATTTCATCTGCTAGCCAAGCGTGGTACATACGACGAAACCAAACGGCATGCGAAGAAGTCAACGTCAAGGACGAAGCACGTGTCATCTTCCACCGTTGGTTTTTTTGATCCCAAAAGTAGGATCCCGCTGGTGGGAACAAGTAGCAGCTCCCATACCACTGTTGGCTATTTAAGCCATCATCCGAAGGAGTGTAGTACTCAGCTGCCTGTACATATTCATTGGCAACCTTAGAGCTAGCAACATCTAAATCAATGCCGCCTAATAGTTCGTTGGCTGCATGAACCAAATCTGCATTGGTAATTAATTCTGCACCTTCAACGCGTGCAGATACACCACGAATACCTTTTTCAGTCATGGTTAGCAATATCGTTGTAGTTTATTTCCAAATAGCGAATGCCCTTTTCGTCATTGATGACATACCCTGCTTTTTCCATCGGATTAATTTTTTGTGCTGCGCTAAGAATACGTCGGAAAGTCTCAGCAAGATCTCCATTATTGCTACTCTCGCACTCTTCTTCTGCTGCGTGTATTTCTTTTAATGTCCAAAAGAATATAGAACGCTCCTTATTGCCAGGTTGAAATACTAAAACGCCAGGACCTTCTGCATCCCAAAACTTCACATACTGTGCACCCATGTCACCAAGAATAAACTTGACAGTTGTGTCAAGCATCTTGGCCTTGGTCTCATCTAGCTCTGGACCAATGACTGATGCAATTAATTTCTCACGTCGATCCACTTTTTAACAAACCTTGACGATGCAAGGATTCTAGCAGCTTTGGAGTGGGCTGGTACAACACAACCAATTTGCCAAGCACTCCGCGTTTCTTGCAAAGTTTTCCGTTTTCATCGCGGACTTTATCAAATTCCCCAGACCGTATTAAGTATTCGGCAACGCATCGCAATCTACGTTTAAGAGGCAGTTCTGCTTGTGGGAATTTACCGCAGATTGTGTCTGGGTTTAGATCTTTAAATGCCAGTCGTAATCGATTGGCTAAGGTCATACCAGAATTAGCGTCTTCTTCTTCATAGTTTTTTAAGTTTTCCAAGTAACGACGCAGGCACCCGTCGTCAAAAGAACCACACGGAGGCAAGAACATTTCTACTTGCTCTGCAAGAGATTTTGGCAATAGCTCGATGTGATTATCGACAGTGATGGCATCGATATCAATTCCTTTAAAACGATGCGCCATCACTCAAGTACCTCTTTGGTTGCATGGTACAAGTGGTATTGAGCACGTAGGTTTTTAAGGTTGATGTTTTCGTTCTTGGCAAAAGATTGAATCAGTCGGTTCCATGGAATACGTAACACTGCTTTTTTATGGACATCTGGGGAAACGTTGACGTAGTGGATGCCTTCTACCCAGCCTTTGCTGGGAGTCTTCCTACCGATTGCAATCCAGTTTCGAATGGTTTGGTCGGAGACTCCTAGTCGTCTACCGCATTCTTCTGTTGAAATATATTCATCTGCAAACATCTCGGGGTTGGCAATGTCAGTTTCAGCATTTGAATACCGGCTGTGCCACATGGAGCCAAGGATAGTTCTGATTCCTTTCAGCTCGTAAGCAATGTCTTCCAAGCCTTTGCGTAATCCGTACGGCATACTGCACTCCGATTGATTAAATGCTAGTCTTTTGTAAACAACTTTGTGATCATGGAAGAGCAAATTCCACCCAGCCAATATCCCAACCAACAGATTTTGGAAGGACAGATTACTCCTGAAGCGTTGGCAGAAATGAAAGCACGTGCTATGGAGTTAGCTATCCAGCAAACAGCACCTTACCGCACGTCTGTAGAAATGCCACCGCAAGTTGTGTATGTGCGACGTAATTTGACCGTGGCAGAATTGCTGTTGGTGCTGTTGCTTTCTTGTGGAATTGTAACAGGAATTCAAGGGCTGTGGTACTTAGGTACCAATTTATTGCCTCGTCTTGAGGTTAGGGTACGCTAAATAAGCCGCCTTATAATAAAGGAAAGAATTGCGCAGTAGATAGGTGGCAAACCGCCGTATTACCGAATTTCCTGCAATTGCAGCGAGCGAAATTGTAGACCAGGATGTCATGACCCTGGTCCACGTTTTCGAGGTGGACCCTTCACTGCGCAACAAAAAGATTACCTTTTCGCAGTTTAGAGATTACCTAGATCTTTACTATGCCCCTGGTAGCGGCGCTTTAATTAGTGGTAACGTCACGATTACTGGTAACTTAACAGTAGGTGGCAGCTCTAGTTTTAATACGGTAACCGCATCTGGTCTTAGTACCTTTAGTGGGATTGTTGTTCAAAACAATGCCATTGTCAGTGGTACTGTCAGTGGAAATACGCTAACGGGTACGTTTGTTCAAGGTAGTCAAGTCAATGCAGTAACAGGTACCTTTACAGCATTAGCTACTGGAACTACAGCATCTTTTTCAACGGGAAACTTTACAAGTCTCACGGGTACCACCGCGAGCGGTGTAAATGCTTTCTTTACAAATGGCACGTTTACCAACGTAACAGGCACCACGTTTACAGGAACAACTGTTGCAGCAACCACGGGTACGTTCCAAGTCTTAGGTACACCCATTCTTGACGTTAGTGGAAACTTATCTGTTGCCAGTGGATTAACGGTTACAGGAATTGCACAATTTGCAAACAGTGTAAGAGTCACTGGTACGTTATCAGGAACAACAGTTACTGGAACTACTGCTCAATTTTCAACAGTCTCTGGTGTATCCGGAGTATTCACCACTCAAGTATCAGGTGCCACAATTACTGGCAATACGTTACTTGTTTCAAATGCAACAGGGATCTCCGGTACATTTACAACCAGGGTTTCAGGAGCAACCGTAACAGGTAATACGGGTGCATTTGGCAACGTTAATGGTATCTCGGGCGTTTTTACACAAGTTCTTTCTGGTCAAACAGTCACGGGAGATGCAGGCAATTTTGGAACAGTAACTGGTGTTTCCGGTGCGTTTACTAATTTATCTGGAGCAACTGTTACAGGCACTGTTGTTAACGCGGGGACAGTTACTTCGGTTACTGGTAATTTTGGCCGTGTGTCAGGCACAACAGTCACTGGTAACGCTGGACAATTTACAACGGTTACTGGTGGCACGGTTGCAGGAACAACAAGTATTTCAGGTGCAACAATTACGGGAAATGCGGGACAATTTACAACTGTCACAGGCATTACAGTTGTTGGCACAACTAGTGTCTCTGGCTTAACTGTTACAGGAAATACGCTACTTGCCACGAATTTAACCGGTCAAGTAGGAACATTTACAACGAGTATTTCCGGCGCAACAATTACTGGCAACAGTATTTTAAGTACGTCGGGAAGGTTTCAAAATATCAGTGGTTTAGTTATTACCGGCGACACAATGCAAGCCGGATTAATTTCTGCTGTTTCAGGTGTTTTTACAAATATTGTTTTTGTTAATACGGTTGTTTCTGGTAACTTATCTGTACTAGGAACTGGTATTTTTTCCACTGGAGGAATCATTTCTTCCGGCTCAATTAGTGGAAGCAGTGTTACGGCACCAACAGGAACATTTACAACTCTTTCTGGAACAAGTGGTACTTTTGTTTCGCTAACAGGGACAACAACCACAGGTGTAACTGCAACATTCACAACGGTTTCTGGTGTCACAGTCACTGGTGCGACCGGTACATTTACCAATATCACCGGCAGTACACTCAGCGTAACAACACCATCTGGTGCAACACCTGCCATTGTTTGTTCTGGTGTTGTTTCAGGTGGTACAAGCGGATTTGTAATCCAAGGTCCGTTAATTATTCTTCCTTGATCTTCGGTTAAAATAGACAAAAAGAGACAACAAATGACTTACGGAACAATTAAGGTTGATACGGTTACTTTTACCAATGATGGTGTTGATAAGAGCGTTACGCTTTCTGGTTTAGTACAGAATCCTACCTTTAGTGGTAACGTCACTGTTACTGGTACTCTTTCTGGTGTTACTGTAACTGGTACAACTGCCAACTTTACGAGCGGTAATTTTACTAATATTAGTGGCGGTACTCATACTATTACATCGGGTGTATTTGCGGCAGGTAGTGCAGCAAGCCCTTCGATTACATTTACGGGTGATTTAAATACCGGTATTTACTCACCCGGCGCAGACCAAGTAGCCATCAGCACTGGTGGGTCTGGCAGGTTGTTTGTTGATGCGAGTGGAAGGGTTGGTATTGGAGCATCCGGACCTGGATTCCCGCTTGAAGTGCGGGCTACATCAAGCACAGGCCAAGTACAGATACTTGGATCCGACAACACAAACGCGACATGGAGACTTGCTACACCAAGCAATAGCGTTGTTGCATTTGGTGGCGCCCTAGCGCACGCAGTTGCTTTTGGTGGCTTTGATAATACTACCCAAGCATTTAGCGAACGCCTGCGCATCACATCGGCAGGGCTCGTGGGCATTGGAACCAGTTCGCCTGGGTATTTGCTTGATGTTGTATCTGCCGGAGCGTCTGACATCCGGGTGAAAAGTGGAGGAGCTGGCAGTGCATACTTGCGGCTAGGAACAGCAACTAGAGATCATGCTATTTATTCAGATGCGTCAACAGGAAGCCTTGTTGCATACGACATCACGTCGGCAACAACTCGTCTTGTTATTGATTCCTCAGGCCGCGTAGGCATAGGGACTAGTTCGCCTGGCCGCAATCTTCATGTTGTAGGTTCAAGCGCCACTGCGTTAATCGAATCTACCGGAAGTACAAACGCTGATTTGCTAATTGGCGATGGCGGCGTTCGGTACTACGGTATTAGAGGCGTCGCTGGAGGTGGTTCGCTTCAGATTCGCAATGACACTGCTAACACAACGCTTGCAACATTTACAAGCACAGGGCTAGTAGGGATTGGCACTACGAGCCCTAGCGCGACTTTACAGGTATCCCCATCTTCTGGATCGGCAAACTTCCAAGTTAGCCGTGGTTCCAAAGGACTTCAGATCAATCAAGACAACGATTCTGTTGATCCAAACATCAACACCATTGGTGCAACTGCGCTGAGGTTCCTTCGGGATGGTGGCGAGTCGATGCGTATTGATACGTCGGGACGGCTCCTAGTGGGCACGTCTAGTGCGCGTAGCAATTTCTTTAACTCAACAATCACAGCAGATCTTCAAGTAGAAAGTACAAACGGCATTGCGTCTATTATTAGAGACACTGCTGCAGCCGGCGGTCCGGCTTTAATCCTTGGGAAAACTCGTTCGGCAAGTGTCGGTGGAACAACCATTGTTCAGAACGGTGACTTAATTGGCGCTGTTAGTTTCCAAAGCAGTGACGGCTCTACGTTTATTGTTGCAGCTTCTGTTGAGGCATACGTAGACGGCACCCCTGGCGCTATTGACATGCCAGGGAGATTGGTGTTCTTCACTACTGCGGATGGGGCGAGTTCTCCGACAGAACGCCTACGCATCACATCGGCAGGGCTCGTGGGCGTGGGGACTAGTTCGCCTAGCTATCGTTTACATGCAGTAGCCGCTAGCGAGCAAACAAATCCCGAGAGCGATTCAGGCGCTTACTGGCCGCTTCTTAATTCTAGTTCAACGCTAAATACATGCAGTGCGCTTGCTCTGGGTACCAACAATGACATAGGAACAGCTATTGTTGCCCAACGCGTTGGTGCCAATAATGAACATGTTATTAAGTTTCAAACAAGAAATAGCAGCGGTTCATTAGGAACCAGAATGACCTTGACTGGCCCAGGGTCACTAGGGATTGGCACTACGAGCCCTAGCCAATTACTACACATTCAAGGCGCAAGTAATCCTGCCTTTTTAAGTCTGGATACAAGAAATAATGTGAATGCTTATATGTTTGCTGGGAACACTGAAGCGGTTTTTGGAGCAGGAAGCGCCCATCCAGTTACTTTCAGGGTCACGGATTTAGAAAGAGCGAGAATTGATACGTCGGGACGGCTCCTAGTGGGCACGTCTTCTACGTCTAGTGCTAGTGCTTTAGTCGTTCAAAACAACAGCTCTGGAAACGGAGTTGGAGTTGTGCGAATTAACTACAGCACAGATTCTCCAGGAGCTAACGATACCCTGGGCATTGTTTCTTTTGGCGACAACACACACGGTGAGTATGCAAGCGTTGCTGGATTAAGAGATGGTGGCACATGGAGTGGCTCATCGAAGCCAACGAGGCTTGTGTTCTCCACTACTGCGGATGGGGCGTCTTCTCCGACGGAGCGGATGAGGATTACGAGTGCCGGCAAAATTCTATACAACACAGCAACTGCCGCAGCCAACACTGCAATTACAATTACAGCATTTGATAATAGTGTTGGTGGAGCTGCAGTTGAACTCAATGGTTGGGGCAATGGCAGAGGCCATGCTATTCAATTTACAGCACATAACACAGCTAACGCAGATGTTGTATATTTCAATACATCTGCAGCCACTGTTGGTAGCATTTCAATTACCTCAACTGCGACTGCTTACAATACTTCTTCTGACTACCGTCTTAAAGAAAATATTGTTCCAGTTATTGATGGCATTATTCGCCTACAACAGCTAAAACCTAGTCGTTTTAACTTCCTTACTGATCCAAGTAAAGTAGTTGATGGTTTTATTGCACACGAAGTGCAGTCAGTTGTTCCCGAAGCTGTTACAGGAACCAAAGATGAAATTAGTCCTGACGGCACTCCGAAATACCAAGGCATCGACCAATCCAAGCTGGTTCCACTGCTGACGGCTGCGTTGCAGGAAGCTGTTGCCAAGATTGAAAGTCTTGAAGCTCGCTTAACTGCGGCAGGCATCTAAGTCCCCTTCACTCGTGACCCTGGCTGAACTATCTGGGAATCCCGGATAGTTCCCAACTCATCAGCCCGGCTTACAAGTCCACGTCACTACTTACTTCCTGTAAAATAGTAGAAAACATTGGTATTATGGCTAACGCAACTTGGGATATTGCTCAGCTTGAGCGTAAGCTTCCTGATGGTGACACTTGTCCTGATGGTGCTGTCTACATTGCACACTGGACTGCTGCTTTGGAAGAGAACGGTGAATCGGTTGGCGCCTATGGCTCCGTTGGTTTTGGTGATCCAGACCCCGATAATTTTACTCCTTTTAGTGAACTGACCAAAGAGGAGGTTTTAAACTGGGTGTTTGAAACCCTTGGTCCTGACCAAATCGTCACTATTGAAGAAGGGTTGTACAATCAACTCCAGCAAAAACTGAATCCAACCACAGAAGCTGGCGTACCTTGGTGATTTTTGTTATACTCTTTGAAGTTATTTGTTCATTATGGCTTGCAAAAAGTCTGAGCTGATCAGCGCCATTAATTCTTTTGGTGCTGCACGTGTTACCGGTGACGGCAATCTGATCGCTTTCTCCGGTAACCTCATCGGTCAACTGATTGAAACTCTTGAGTTTGAAGCAGAAGAAGAGGTCGCGCCTGCTATTGATCCTGAAGTTGTTGAGAGCTGAGCAATGAACAAAACTACCTGGGGAATTTCTTTGCTAGATCGAAGACTTCCTGATAGCGGTACTTACCCAGGTAGTGAAGTCACTGCAATCCACTGGTTTGCGTATCAGATGGCGGGTAAGTACACAGTCAGTACTTCTGGCATTGTTGAACTTGCCCCCGCTGATCGCAGCAAGTGGGTGCCATACCTAAGCCTTGACAAAAACACGGTAATGGGTTGGTGTAAAGATGCGCTTACAGCAGATCGTGTCAAGGAAATTGAAAACGCTCTTGCTGAACGCGTTGATGCCGAACTGAACAAAGCATCTGGACTCCCTTGGGACGTACCAGATCCTTTGCCACCATTACCGCATCCACTTGGCTACGTGGAAGTTTAAAAAACTGCGATACTACTATCAGTTAAAATAAAACAACTGGCAGTAGTATCGTGACAATTAAACTAACAGACGCCGTTGAATTTTTCAACAAAGAACCGCATCAAATTGATGCGTGGAATTGGCTTCAGTCTCAGTTAACACCTGAGGCTTTGGAGTCTTTTTCTGTTAAGTATCGCAATAAAACAACCAAGGAAGTTACCAATACATGGGACGTTGTTGTTAAAGCAGCAAAAGAAGCAGGTGCAAAGTTTCCTGAATGCGTTGCAGCACAGTGGGCACTTGAATCTGGATGGGGTCAACACACCTCTGGCAAGAATAATTACTTTGGATTGAAAGGGGCAGGATCTACAGTTGAAACCAAAGAGTTTGTCAATGGTCAGTGGATCACAATTAAGGCTGGGTTTATTGATTTTCCTGATTTAAAAACCTGTGTTTCGTACCTTGTTGATCGTTGGTATAAAGATTTTGATGGACATAAGGGAGTTAACAGAGCAGAAAGCAGGAATGAGTGCGCACGTTTATTGGTGAAAGAAGGTTATGCAACTGATCCAGACTACAGTACAAAATTAATTCAAATCATGGATCGTCAACTCCAAAATATTGGAGAAAAGAAAAGTGTTAACCCACATGAAAATAGTTTTAACCCTTGGAGCCCATTTACTTTTAAAGTGACACCTAACATCACCTATGGCGAATTGACACTTAACCAAGAAGCTCGTCGTTTC